CTGAAGTTCCAGTCGTAGATCGGATAGAGGCTGACGTTGCCGTCCTTGCCGGTGCCCCAGTAGACCTGTTCGCCGCCGATCGTCACCGGGTGCTTGGCCATGGTCCGCCACCGGTTCATCGATTCGGTGGCCCGNAGCCCGACNAGGAAGGCCGCACCGGGAAAGCAGCGGTTGAAGTTGTCGATAGCATCGTAGAAGCCGAAGCCCTTGACCTTGTCGCGNACCGTCTCCCGGTTGCGGTCCCANGGNGGATGCTGGATGGANTACGATTTCTTCGGCCGCATCCAGATCTTGTGCTGGCCCGGCTCCCAGCAGATCAGCTGCGACTCGGTCAGCGAGGTGGCATTGGTCAGCCGGAACGGCACCTGCAGCCACAGGCGGTCGGTGTTGTCCGGGTACAGCTCCATCAGGTATTCGATCTGTTCCACCGTCGACTGATAGACCACCTCCTCGTCGATAAACGACAGCCCTACCCGGCGCCCGCGGCGGCGCGCTTCTGTCAACGCCAGGTGCGCCAGCACCGTCGAATCCTTGCCGCCTGAGATCGAGCAGATGACCTGGTCGAAATGATCGAAGACCATGGCGATCCGNCGNCGGGCGATGGTCAGCACGTCTTCAGGCAGATAGACTTGCGATAACATCGGCAACCCTCCACGACACATCGGCAACCCTCCACGACCACTGCCGGTAGCGCTCCAGATACCACTGGTCGACCGGCAGGCCGGATGTCANCGCCGCAATCTCGGTCTGCCCGGACAGGCAGAGGAAGTCGGCGAAATNGATGAAGTTGTGCGGCCACTCGAATACCGTATAGGGAACGTGCGGATAGGCAGCGTCCCGGTAGGTCTGGAGGTTGTCGCGCTTGAACCTCTGGTTGCGGCCGATGTACCAGCGCTCCGGCCACATGTGCCGCAGTTTGGCCCGGCCCGACAGAAGGTGGAGGGTGCGCGGGATGGTGTGCGGATCCTTGCTACCCAGGGTGCGGAACAGTTTGTCCTTCTCCATGGCGTATTCAGCCATGGCGGCGGCATCGGTTTCGACATCGAGCCCAGAGATCACCGGCCGGCGATCAACCACCGCGATTTTCGCCTCATGCAGCAGGTCCTCGTCGAACCGTTCCCGCTTCCACCGGCTGCCGGTGACNAAGTCGAACAGGATCATAAAGTCGTCGGCTGCATCGATGACCGGGAGCCACTGGAACACCAGGACATGCCCGGCCCGGTTGAGATAGTGGCGAATGCAGTTGTATGTGAGGTCGTAGCGGTTCTGGCTGCGCAGGCACTCGTTGACCACCACCAGGCTGTTTTCGTCGATCTCGCGCAGCAGCCGGTAAAAGGTGCGATACATGATGATCTCCGGCCAGTCAACCGTCTCGCCGGCCACCGGCAGCTCAAAGGCGAAGCGTTGCGGGCTGCACATCACCACCCTGGTGATGCCGTGCCGCTGCACCTGCGCTTTTATGGCCGTCTGTTTGGCCGGGATGTCGAGGCCGATCTTGATCATAGTCGGTCCACCAGCTGGCGCAGTCGGTCCTTGCAGCTGCCCTTGATCTTCTCCACCTCCGCCTTGAACTCCTCGACCACGTTGCCCTTGTTGGCCAGGGCCGAGGAGATGCGATCCTCGATCTTGCAGTTGGCCCACAGGTCGACATAGGTCACCCGTCGGTCCTGGCCGATGCGGTAGTTGCGGTCCTCCGCCTGCATCCTCTCCGAGTATTTAAAGCCGTTGGCGTAGAACACCACGTAAGCGGCCACGGTCAGTTCATTGAGGCCGTGCCCGCCGGCGGCCTGGGTGGCGACGAAAAAGCGGGCCGAGTCGCGCCAGCGGACAAGTTCTGCCTCGCGCTGCTTCTCCGACAGCTTGCCGTAATATACAGCCACCTGATCGGCTCCGTACCGTTCGCGCAACCGCGCCTGGATCTCCTCGACGCAGTGGCGGTACTTGGCCCAGATCACCACCTTCTCGTGCTCCCCGACCCCGGCCAAGACATCGAGGAGCAGATCGAGCCGATGGTGCGGCAGGGCGACATCCCCGGAGAAGCCGCAGACGATCGACTGCAACGCCGCAAACAGCCGGAATATCGGCAGGCTGCTCTCGTACTCGGAATAGCGGCTCTCGTAGCGCAGCATGTCCTCGCAGAACTGTTCCTTGGCTTCNGCGTAGGCAGCCCACTGGGCATCGCTCAGGCCACACCAGCGCTCGGAGTAGAGCTTTCCGGGGAGGGTCAGGCACTCCTCTTTCGTCACCTGGTAGACGTAGGGGGCGATCTTGGCCGCCAGCCAGTCGGTGTTGTGGGCCCGGACGATCATCCCCCGGAAGCGGTCGCTGTATTCCAGNTGGTTGCGGGNGAATGTGTACCAGGAGTTATAGCCGAGGATCTTCGGCGACAAAAAGCGCATCTGGGCATANAGGTCGACCACACCCTGGCTCAGCGGGGTGCCGGTCAGCACCAGGCGGTAGCGGGCACGTTCGCCGATATGGGTGATCCTTGCTGTCCGCTTGGAGCGATGGCCCTTGATGTAGGACGACTCGTCACAGATCACCATGGTCCGGGCGGTGATCAGCCGGTCGGCGAGCCGGATGGTGGAGACGGCCACCGACATCGATTCGATCCCGATCACATACCAGTCGGCGGAAGGAAGCACAGCCGTCGATTTCATCCCGGCCCCGATCAGGCAGACAGCATCTGGACGGCAGCCGGTGTGCTTGACGATCTCCCGCCGCACCGTCTCCTTGAGGCTGACCGGACAGAACCACACCACCCGGTCGATCTTGTCCTGTCGCCGGGCCGCCAGCTCGATCGCCATCCGGCTCTTGCCGGTGCCCATGTCGGCAAACAGCGCCCCGACCTTGATCGGCCGCAGCTTGTCGGCCGCGGCTGCCTGGTGCTCCATCATCTCAGTTGTCAAGGAGATCTGCATCGATGGCACCGGCGGTGGATGGGTCGAGGTTAGGGCGACCGGAGTCCGGTTGCTGCTGTTTGTCCGGGACGGCAGGGCGGGCGATCAGGGCCGCATCTCTGGCGGCACGGGCACGGTCGACCAGTTCACGGGCGCCAGGGGAGAGTTGGAAGCCGTTGACCTCGGCAAAATCGAGCACCTCGTCAAAGTGTTCCGCCGGGACCACGACCTCAGGCTTGCAGTAACGCGATCCCGGCAATCGCCGTGCATCGTCGTAGAGATCATCTGGACGGGGCCATGAGATGGTAAACCAACCGGCATACTCGCCCTTGACTTTGGCCATGACCCAGCGGTTGCACTCGGGAACGAACGAGGCATCGATCATCATCGCCCGGGCGGAATCGTTGAAGCAGCGGACAACGAACCCGGCCCGCAGCAACCGGTTTCCGGCCTCTGCGCCACGATCGAGAGCAGTTCCGGTGTGAATGCCGATCCGCCTCCGCCAGCGGCCATCCTGCCAGGTATACCCAAGCCCTTTCTTGACGATCTGCCAGAAGTCGTCGCGTTTCTCTGGGAATCGGATCTCGACCGAACCATCATCGATGCGGATCTCGGCAACAGTCTCGGTTATTGGTGATTCGGGGCGAATGGTGGCTTCGGCGATGGCGTCGACCGCGCATGGCGCTGTATCGATTGCCTCGGCTTTTAATTCCTTCGCCTTCTTTTTGACAATTACATCAACACTCTCGCCGCGATTGTCGATCCACCATGATGCCTTTTCCTCAGCCTTCAATCTCTCCACGGCGGCTGCTGCCAGGGAAACGAATTCGTCGAACGAAGAAAACCCGTCCTGATTCAATCGATCAATAACATGAGCATACTCTTCAGGATCGGAGTTTACCTTTGCCTTATTGGCCTCAATGGTTTCAATCCCTTTGGCACATCGTTCCAGCAGTTCTTTTCGGATCGATTCTGCCCAGGCTATTTGCTTTTCGGTGCCGGTGAGCGATGGGAGTCCATCTTCGGCGTTGCTTGCCGCCGCCTCGGCATTGGCCGCGGCCAGCGATTCTTCGTCCTCGCGCCGCTTGCAGTCGAGGCAGGGAACGGATTCAAGCCATTCTATCTTGCGATCGCGATCCGTGTGCTTGCCGAACAGCTGGTGGACAACTTCATGTCCGCATGAGTGGGATACGGTGTACTTTGCCATGGTCTATCTCCTGTCGAGATTTTATGCCCCTGTTTCGCGAGGCGCCGGTTGATCATTTTGTTTCTTTCTCTCATAATAGAAATATACTTCTATTTTGTCAAATGGAAAATGAAAAATAATTCGTCCTCACGTTCTCTGCTCCTCATACCGGCAGTTGATCCATGTCCCCTTGCGGGTCCGGACCGAGCCGTCGTAGTGGCCGCAGTTCTGCCATTCCTTGCCGCCATCGATCCTGTTGGCGCAGGTTCCGTCGATCGGACATTCGGCCACGATCTCCGTCGCCCGCTTGATCGCTCGTCGTTGTCTCATGGTTCTCCTCATGTCTCCAGGCTGGTGATGCAATGCAAGTCAAGCCGGGTGGCGATCTTTTCAGCCAGCCGCGGTAATCCCCCCAGCGGCGGGGAGTATGTCAGGTCGAAGTCCTGAAAATCGTCGAGCTCTGTCTCGCTGACGTGATCGCCTCCGAGCTCCGGAGGCTGATAGCCGTGATACGGGTTGATACGGATCACCAGCCCGCCCAGGGAGTGGATGAAATAAACTTCGGAAGCAAAGCGGATGTCGTCGACAATGACGTTTTTTCCATCCGGGATGGCTGCAGCCAGGTCCTTGACCCAGTATCCCTGGTCTTGGGCCCGGCGCACGTCGGTCCCCCAGTACTGCAGGATCTGCCGGACCGTCATGGTCTCCACCCCGGAGACCACATGGCTCACCGGGACGATGGTGTCCTTGCCTTCGCCGCTGTAGGCCAGGGCAAGGAGGAATCCGAACACTTCGGCCGCCTCCCGCTTGACCGCGTCGCCCAGCGCCATCCGCTGCCAGTTCTCCCCGATAGCCGCCACCAGCAGTTCCGCCAGCGTCGTCTTGCCGCACCCGGCCTTGCCCGATATGCCGATGATCATCGGTCGTTCTTTCGATGTATTCATGATCATGTCCCAACCTGACACATCCGCTCGATCCTCCTGGTCCTCCAGGCGTCGATCAAAGCGGTGTTCGATTCCCAGCGGCCGTCGACCACCACCGCCGGGAAGTTGTCCTCATCGGTCCACTTGCGGATGGTGGCCTTGCCCCGCTCGGTGTAGCTGCAGATCTCCTTGAGCCCGACCAGCACTCTCCCTTTTTCTTCCATTCATCTCCCTCCCATGAATGTCGATTCGGCGACGACCACCAGGCCGTCACCCTCGTGCGTCATCTCTTCCGGCCGCCTGGCGTTCTTGATGCCGTAGTATTCGGCGGCGCAGTTGGCCAGAACCCAGCAGTCCAGGTAATGGTTGGCCTGACCGGAGATCCGCTGCCAGACTCCTTTGTCGTCGCGGACCTCGGACAACAGCTGCTTGCGGAAATCCTCGTCGCAGTCGTGGAACAGATGGACCGCCCCCGGAGTATCGGGGTCGAGGTTGAGCCGCACCGCCAGGAAATCCTTGAACCACTTGGTATTGACCCGGACCGCCCGAACCCCTCCGCCGGGCAGGGCCTGGTAGTCTCCGGGGGCGTATTCCTTCTGGCTGAAGGTGTACGGCCCCGGCATCGGCCGGGTAGCGCCGAAGGCCGGCAGGATCATACCCTCGTAGCCGATGCAGAACTCGAGCACCTCCTTCTGGCGATGGCCGCCCATGTCCTGCAGCGCGAACAGCACCGGGTAGCGGTTGCCGTCGTTGTCGTAGTATTCGTTTTGCCACAGCAGCCGGGCGGCATCGTCGAGGCCGATGACCTGTTTGCGCAGGATCAGCCACTGATCGGCGGCGACGCCGTAGCCCATAGCCCAGATCGACAGGAACAGCGATTCATCCTGGGTGTCGATGCCGGCGAACAGCCCGGCCACCCGCCCGCCGCCGGGAACCACGCCCTCCGGCCGCTCGTCGCACAGGCGCTTGATCTGCTCTACCGGCCGCTGCCTGATCTCGAACCGCCATGGACGGCAGCGGTGCTTGTTGGAGAAGTTCTGGGCCGCCTCGAACCGCTCTTCCGGGCTCAGGGTCTTGTCCTTGCTCTTGAGGTAGTCGTGCGCCACCTCGGACAACGACACGCTGCGCAGGATCCATGACGGGAACTCGAAGCCGATCGACGCCGGCCGGACCCGGTAGAGGTAGCGGAACATCTCCTCGCCCTTGCTTCCGTCTGCGGTGCGCAGCCGCCAGATCCGCGTCTGGATCGCCTGGTTGCGGGCGTCGTCGTCCCACAGCCGCATCGAACAGTCGGTGTTGACGCAGACATAACGGGCCAGCGAGCGTGACAGGATCTCCTTGCGGTCGACGCTCTTGCGCTCGACCGAGCCGTCCGGCCGCACCTTCTCGTCATGCGGCCACCACCAGGTCTCGGGGCTGAAATCCATATTCTGCTCGGTGCCGCAGTAGGGGCAGCGGACCCAGTAGGCGAAAACCGCCTCGGTCTCGCGCTCCAGTTCGATGGTGATGAATCCGCGCTCGTCGGACGGCGACGACATCACCGTCACCTTGTGGTTGGCGAAATCCCGCACCCGAATCTTGAACAGCGAGAAGATCGAGGCCTCGCTCTTGTCCGGCTTCTCGGTGTACTTGTTGACCTCGTCGAGGTTGAGGTAGCGGATCGAGCGGTTGGCGGCCGAGGTGGTGGAGCCGGACCAGCCGACCCGTAGCCAGCAGTTGACCAGGCGCAGGGCATGTTTGGCGACATCCTCCTTGCGTCCGGTGAGCAGCCGCCGCAGGACGGGTGACAGTTCGAAGGTCTTCTGGAACCGGTCCTGCATGTTCTCGGTGCCGGTCTGCTCGTTGGGGTAGACGGTGAGGGTCGGCCCCGGCTCGAAGTATGCCGTCCAGGCGAACCAGGCCACCGACAGCGTCGTCTTGCCTCCCTGGGGCACCGCCGATACCGTGACCTTGCGCACAAACGGCAGGACGTAGGCGTCCATGATTCCGGCCAGGTGGGGGCGCATGTCGAGGTTCATATAGGCCCCGGCGAAGCGGCCGGCGGCCACCTTGACGTGCCGGCCGACCCATTCCGACGGCTTGACCTTGCGGCGGCGCCGCATCTGTCGTTTTTCCTGGCTGGAGAAGGCAAAGCGGTAGATGCCGCCCGGGGCCAGCAGGGCCAGGATATCCCCGGCCAGGTCGGCGATCCGTTTCGGCAGCCGACCGCGATAGGAGCGGGTCCGGCCGGCCTGCGAGTTCTGCGGCGTCAGGCCGTTCACTCGTCGCCCCCTTCGGCCAGCAGCTCGTCGACCTCGGTGGCGTCGGCGGTCTCGGCGGCCAGGTCCTCGAACAGGACCTCGAACTCGTCGATCGAGCAGTAATCGTTGAGCAGCTCGTTCCACACCAGGTCGAGCACCAGGTCCTCGAACTCGAGCTGACGGTTGAGATCGCCGTTGATCGAGGCGATCAGCTTCGGCGATTCCATCGACAGCCGCTGGCGGAAGCCGGTGTCGAGCGCCACCATCCGCGCCGCCAGTTCGAGGTACAGCCCGTCACGCTCGATCAGCTTGCCGACCGACCTGTCATATTTGAGCTGCAGCAGCTTGTTGGTAAGGTCGAGTTTCTCGCTCTCCTTTTCGATCTTCTCCGCCTGTTTGACCGCCACCTTGCCGCCATCGTCTTCGGCCGGATCGGCGCCGGTCCGCGCCAGGCCCTCGTGGTCGACGTAGGACTTGAGCAGGCGCTGGGAGTAGACGCCGTCCTTGTTCTTGCGGCACAGGCCCTGGGTGCAGTGGCGGTAGAAGGTCCGCTCCGCCACCTGATAGCCCATGGCGACCAGCTGGCGATAGACGTCGCGCTTGTTGGCCGTCTCGACAAAGTCGGACCAGATCGACACCGGCGCCGCCATCAGATAGTCTCCTTCATGGTCACTTGTCAGCCATTCACCAGCAAGTCGACGAACCACACCTTGTCGACCTTGCGGATATCGATAATGCCGATGGACTCGGCAACAAATTCACGGACATGCTTGCGCTTGATCCACCACTGGTCGCCGCCCTGTGATTCGACCCGGTCGGTCCAGCGGCGCTGGGCCTTGAGCCAGCCGCGCTCGATCCAGCGGGTGACGCAGTGGGAGTCGATGCCGAACTCGTTCGCCAGCTGGGTGGCGGTGTAGTGGTCGATATCGACGGTGTCGCAACCGAGGCGGCGGCGCTTGACGACGATCGCCGTCGCTGAGCGGCTGTGGCCGTTGGCCCGGAAGATCCGGGCGATGACGTCGGGTTGCTTGTGGGCGTGTTGCTGCAGCAGCTCGACCTCGGCAGTGCTCCACACCGGCTCGCGGTTGTCGGTCAGGCGGGCGGTGGCCAGGCCGAGGATCATCGCCCGTTTCTTGACCCACCAGTACGGGCGGCCGAGGGTGGCGGCGAGGCGCTTGATGTCGGCCTTGTCGGCCGGTCCGGTGTAGGCGGCGGTGATCGCCCGGTCGATTGCCGGCGACGAGTCCCAGCGCCTGTATGGCTTGGGTTTGTTGTTGCCGTAATAGATGCCGTTGAGCCGGGCCTGCTCGTGGATGGCCTTGATCGTCCGCCGCGGCAGCAGCGGGGCGCAGGCCTTCGCGCCGCCGGTCGGGTAGTGCTGCTTGAGGATGGTGACCTCGGGGGTTGTCCAGAAATAGCGTTTTTGTGCTGGTTTCATAGCGTTGTCCAGGGTTTGTTGTTGCGGTGATGCCAGGCCCAATCGGCGGAGATGTAGCCCAGCTCGGCCGGGGACTGGGGGAGGTACTGGTACAGGAGTTTGCCGCAGCGGAAACAGACCATCCCGGCCGGGACGCATGCCATGGTGTGGTATTGCGAATCGTGGCGGCATGGGGGTGGTGGTGGGACGTAGGTTGCGAATGGCAATGGGAGTTGCAGCGATTGACTTGCTCTCATGGCTCAATCCTCCTGAACTTGATCACCCAGACCCAGGGATTAGATGCCCATGAGTTCTGACCGTTGATTGATACCCACAGATCCTGATATGTATGCGTCACAGATCCATGCTTCTCAGAGTCGTGCGTGATGCCCTCTGCCCAACAATCAGGACCGCTGATATCCTGCAGCTGCTCAACCCTGATACCGGTGATCTCCAGCGTGATCCTGCTTGCCACTCTTGGCATGTGGATTGATGGCTTCCAGTTCGCCGCCCACTTTGACACCCCTCTTTCGTTCAGATCTGCCCGGTAAATAAAATCACCATAGGGGCGATCATTAATCGGCATAACTTCATTTTTTGCGAACGTCTCGCGCACCCACAACAGGTCGCCTTGCTTGCCGTATGGACATTTATGGGCAAAATTTCTCACTGTCCCGGCGTGATCAACTCCTTTTCCGTATGCCCACTTTCCCCCTCTTCTGTCGGCCAAAATAAAACCAGCATTATCGTTAAATTCTGGCTGTGGCTTGCAGACTCGCCGCGTCTGCGTCTTCCGTCCCTCTAGTATCGCTCTGACCATCGGTGCGCTGAACAGTATCGGTCGCTCTTTCATGCCACAGCCTCCGCGCTCAGATCCCACAACAGCGGACACCGCTGATCGGAAACGTTGTGTATCTTCTCGTCAATCTCCCAATGCCTGGAGATCTCATCCTCTTCCACTGGAGATATGAACCTCCAGCCGGTATCGCGCTCCAGTTGTTTCAGATCGTTGAACAAACGGCGCCGGATAGCGACGGTGAACGGCCCCGATCCAACATCGCCGTTGCGGCGGCGGATCGAACGCAGCGATTTATTGTTTGCCATCCCCGACAGCGTCGTCTTGAACTCCCGCAGCCGGAGATAGCGATCATCACTGGTGTGATAGGCGATCATGTTCAACTGCCCGACCTTCTGCAGCGGGCATGGCCAGCATCCATACCTGGCATTGCCGATGCAGACACCTTGCTTCTCTCCATAAACGCACTCGTCGGACGAATAGCGATAGACCTCGATAAGTTTGGCATGGTCGCCCCAAGGGCAATCGCTTGCCAGCAGATAGGTCCAGATGTCGTCGGCCTTCCAGTCGAGGACCGGGGCATAATGCCCGGGCTTGTAATCCTTCTGCTTATAAATCGCCGCCCGTTGCGGACTTTCGGCGGAACGAACCCCGACAAAGACGCTGTAGTCGTCGCCAGCGATGGACTTGATGTAGTTGGTGATCGGGTTGATTTTCAGGACCCCGGTACACCACCTGAACCCCATGTGCGCCGCAGGAAACCCTTTGCCGAGCACCGAGACCCAGAACGAATCGCGGACACGGGGCCTTACGGTAACCACCTCTGCATTGATCCCGGCAGAGGTGATATATGCGGATATCTGGCCCTTGACCTGGTCGACATATTCCTGAAAGTATGGGATCTCGACACCGGTATCCGAGGTGATGATATAGAGCTTGTGCGGCAGTCCGCGCATTGCTTCAAGAACCAGTTTCAGCGTGACTGTGCTGTCCTTGCCGCCGGAGAATGACACGACGTTTACCGGCCGCAGCCGTTCGCGGATCGAGGCGACTATTTCCTCGATCGACTCAGGCGATGTAAGGTCAACCGCATCCGTCACCGGCGGTTGATTGAATATTCCAGGTTGATTCATCGCCATCACCGCAACGCCGCGATGCGATCGGCATCGATGCCGGAGACGCGGCCGGCGATGACATCGAGGGCGAGGTTTAGCAAGGCCTCCGTTCGGGTGTCGGGGCTTGTCCACTCGAGTGACGTTTCCGTGAATGGATCGTTGTCGACGATGGCCTCGAGGTCGGCGATCTTCTGCAGCAGCTGTTTTTCGCGGACCATCATTTCGGCGATCAGCTGCGGCGCCTCTTCGCTGTCCTGGCCATCGATGCCGAGCACCGCCTCAACCTGGTTGAAGAGAAGGGCGAGGTGATTGACCACTTCGGCCTGCTGCACCAGGTCTGCATCCGGCTCGGCATGGAGGGCGGCGCGGATCTGGCCCATCCTGTTCACGAGATCGTTCCATTCGTCGCGCAGCGCCATCAGGTCATTGACCGCTGTCGGAATGCTGGCGAAACTTCTGAACGGATTGCCGATTATCGCCACCGTTGCATTGCAGGCGTCAACCGCCTCCTGGCGCTCTTGCTGCAGTAACGCCACCGCTTCGAGGATCGGTTGTCCCTCGTCGAGGTCGAGCTGGTCGCGGATCGTCGCGATGATATGTTTTGTTG